GTTCCAACTCCTCAGTAGAGATAAGGGCAAACATAAAATCAGCAGTGGCAGGAAGACCAAAAGACTCAGAAGTATCGGTAAGATCTGGATCACTATTGCCAAAACCACTACGAGTAGTCTGAGTAGCACTGACAATAGGAACCCCACATTCCACAGCAAGACCCCGAAGCTCCTCAGCAATCGCTTTGACATACGTGTAACTGTTGACAATCGCACCTTTGTACCTCACACTTGCACAGATATTAAGATAGTCAATGAAGATGATGTCAGGTTTGAAATCTTTCTTCAATTTGAGATCGCTCAAGAGTGCCTTGAAGTGTCCTGCATGTGCAGACGCTGTTGGATACTCTTTGATAATAAGTTTTCCCTGAGTCTTGCGAGCGATCTCCTGTACTTTACTAGTGAAGAGAACCTCAGGTAATTCAACAATATCTTTGACACTGACATTCAAAAGGTTTGCGTCAATTCGTTCAGCAATCTTTTCCTCTGCCATTTCACATGTAATATAGAGTACGTTGTACCCCTGTGTGAGCGCGGCACCAGCGCAATGGCACATGAATAGAGACTTCCCGACGCCCGTTCCAGCAAGAGCGACATTGAGAGTCTTGTTAGAGAGACCACCTTTTGTAATGAAGTTAAACTTTTCGAGATCAAAGGGAACTTTCTCTTCTTTTCTGTGATAGAACTCATAGCGTTCTTCTGCTTGCTCCGTGTAACTGTGTCCAATATGTTCATCAAAAGATACCGCTAGTGCTTCTTGTAGAATGCTTGGTATCGCATCCTTTGATATTTTTTTATCGCCTCCATCTGCGATCTTGATCGACCGCATAAGGGCGATGTATATAGCTCTGTCTTGACACCACTTCTCTGTGGCATCGAGGAGCCATTCGTAGTCAACCCATTCGTCCGTAAGATCGGATACCGTCTGTATCGAATCTTTGTACGCATCGTCAGTAAGGTCACTACGATTTTGGAGATTGATTGAAAGGACTTCTTTAGTAGGGATCTTGTCATACTTAGCAGCGAAGTCAGCAATCTCCTCATAGACAATCTTCTCATGATAGTTTTCATAATATTCTGCTTTTAGAAAAGGAACTACCTTGCGATAGTATTCCTCATTGTAGAGGAGGTTTCGTAAGATAGTTGTTTCAATGCGCTCAGTTGCCATAGGAGAATTCTTTCTTTGCTGCCTCTTCGAGTTGTTCCATTACTTCGGGGGTGAAGTATTTTTCGGGATCAGCAAGTACAGCAGAAGGATAAACGGAAGATTCCCCAATAAGAACCCTATTGCCGTTCTTCCCGAAGACTCCGTGCTCGATACCCAGTTCCAGTAAGCCGTAGTATTTGTCAAGACCTCGCTCGTCAAAAAATAAGCGTGTTGCAACTTTACTTCCCTCAATGGTTAGACGAGACTTCTTTGCCTCGCATTTAATAATGTTACCAATGACTTCTTTTTTGCTATCACGTTCTTTACTTTTTGAAAGATAGATGATAGTAGAAGCAGCATACTTCAATCCAGTGCCACCTCCCATTTCCTTAGTGGGAACATAGGATCCAATCACATCATATGTATGATTAGTGACAACCATAGGAACTTGTGCTTGTCCAAGTTTCAAAGTCAAAACACGGAAAGCACCTTTGATCAACTGAGATTTGGTCATGTCACGAACCTGTTTGTCGTTAGCAACATCTTCCATCTCCTTGGTGGTTGAAAGCATACCAAGAGAGTCTAGCACAAACATCATGGGAACCCGTTCTTCTTTAGGTTCTTTCATGTATTTGTCTAGGATGCGACAAGCTTGAGTTCTGAACTCTTCAATGGTAGCAACAGGCATCATAATCATACGATTGCTATCGATGCCACGCTCCTCAATCATCTCACGAGAAATTGCTGACTCAGATTCAAAATAGATAACTCCACCAGTAGGATTATCTCGAAGGAAATTACGAACGACAGACAGAGCAAAGAAAGTCTTACCTGTGCTTGATTCTCCTGCCAAGGCAGTAACCTTGTTGGAAGGAAGACCTCCAAAAAGCGAACCACTAACAAGGGCATTAATAATATAAGACCCAGTATCAACATAACTTGTAATGTCGCCAGCAGCAACCCCGTCAGAAACGACGCTAGCAAACTCATTGCCCGACTCTTTGATTACAGTATCTAGGAATCCCATTGATCTACTTTCTCCTCATAAAAATGTACATATTGATAAGACTGACTCATGAGTTTAGCGAACGCACGAGCAGTGTTGAAGTCTTCGAAGCACTTGATGTCTTCTTGACCTAGTTGACCAACAACATGGTTAGTCCAAGTCACTACAAAGATTTTCTTGCTCACTCAAAGAAACTCCCAATCGTAATGGTCTTTTCGTGTTGCCACCCAATACATTGTAGCACGTTTTTGAGGGGATCGAGAAATGACTTTTCAAACTGTGTCTGATAATCGACATACTTTTCAATACCAAACTCCTTCGGCAACTCGCCAAAGAAACTGATACAGTTCTCGTGAATTGGATTTGGTGTCTTGAGATACATGAACTTGATCTTCTCACCCTCCTGAATGAGTTGATGCTTGTTCTCTACTTTGTGTTTTCGCACGTAGTGGTTGTAGAGCAGAGCACCTCGCACATGGATAGGGGTTCCTTTCTGGTAGATCTCTGTTGGATGACGGTACTTAGTAAGATTGTTAACTCCTCGTGGGAAAGCAACTTCCTCATAAGGTCGCAGTCTCGTTTCTGCTCGCACGTCATTGATGAAATCGATAAGCTCATCATTTGTCTTGCCGATAATAATCTTAAATGCTGCATACAATTTGTCCCTAAAATACGCTGGAGTAGAAGACCTTGCCGTCTCCAGACCCATGATCTTCATCTTGGGTTCCTTATATCTAACTCCCTCACTGTCCCATACGTTGAGAATGTAACGCTTCTTCGCAGTCCAGATGCCACGGTCAGCGATGTTCTCACGCTTCATGCTCATCTTTTGTTCATATGCCGAAACGTAATTCGCAAGTTCCTGATAAGAGGATTCGATGAATGGTTCCAGCTTTTCTTGACAGATCTTATCAAGTATGGAAACAATTGCTGCTTTGTCGCTAGACTTATTAGCAAAAAATTTACTAACAAGAGGTCCAAGATTAAGATAGATTGAGTCGGTATCGCTAGCGATGACATAATCTACGCCCTCGGTTTGCAAAAGAGTATTTAGATATTCGTTCATCTTGTTCTCAATCCAACGAATCGAGACCTGACCAGACAAAGTAATCGCCTCAGCATTAGCGAGACGGTAATAACGGAAGTGTTCATTACCGATTGCACCATAAGCAGAGTTCAAAGAGATCTTCTTTGCCATCTGAATATTGTTACATCTCGCAATCTCCTTCATGAGTTCAACAGTAGGTGTCTTCTCATATTCTTTCTTGGCAGCAATCATCTTCTTCTTGAAGATGACACGGGAGTCATACATCTTCTTCATCATCTGAGGAAGGAACCCATGCTTGTCCTTACAATACTGTGCGCCATTAGCACACACAGCAAACTCACCGTCAATCTCTACTTGCTTTGAAAGTATCTTATCAACGGTTGCTGTTGAATGGCGGGTATCTTGGAGTGTCTCTGGCGAGATATTGTACTGCATAATAAGGTGAGGGTAGAGACTATTAAGGTCAAAAGACACAACCCAATCATAGAATCCAGGAATCGGTTCTTTGACATAAGCACCTGCATACTTCTCAGTCTTAGTTGCACTCTCCTTCTTAGGAGGGATAGCGATCTTACGTTTTAGAAGATCGCAGTAAATATAGTTATCCCACATGCGAACCTGACTAAACACATCTTCATAATTCACCTTGGCGTCATATGCCATGGTGTATGCCAGTTCAATCAGTTTCATCTTGTCATCCAATTTGTCCACCAGGCGAACGTCATGGATGTTGTATTCGATAAACTTTTGCCAGTCGTTCTCATAGAACTCTTTGAACGTGTCAAACTCAGAGTGATCTAGTTTCTTCTCACCCAGTTCGACCGAGCAGATGTGATCAAGACGGTAGCTCTCTTGGTTTGTATAAGTAAACTTCTTATACAGTTCAAGGTAGTCAAGGCAAGAGATACCAAGGGTGTCAATAGCAAACTGCTTGCGACCCTTGATATAGATCTCACGCTGCGACACAAGTTTCCAAGGCGACAGAAGTTTAACAAACTTCTCGCCCAACACACGATCAATGCGGTTGTGGATGTACGGCATGTCAAACAACTGCACATTCCAACCAGTTATTACATCTGGAAAGTTTGCTTGCCAGAAGTCAAGGAACGCTCCCAACATGCTCTCTTCTGATCGGAAATGCATGTAGTCCACCATGGCGTCCTGGTTATTGAATGGACGTGCCCCGAACACAGTAATGCGACCAGAGAAGCTGTCCTTGATACTGATGGCAAGGATCTCCTGATCGGCAGTTTCGATATCTGGAAATCCGTTTTCGGCAGCGGTTTCAATATCGATCGTAAATACACGGATCTTTGAGGAGTCGAACTTGAGTTCCTCCTCAGGATGCTGTTCAGCAATGTATTGATACAAGAACCTAGAGTTTCCATAGATCTCAAAGTCATCTACTTCTTTGTATTGCTTGATAAAATCACGTGCTTCCGTAATAGAACCAAACTTATGTGGTTCTACACAGTCACCCTCAAGTGTTCTCCATTCAGAATAATTCTTTGTAGGCAAATACAGCGTCGGGTTGAAAGGAACCCTGACGCTGTAGCGATTGCCATTCTCATAACCACGTACAAGCAGACGGTTGCCTGCTTGCTCAACACTAGTGTAAAACTTCATTCAAGGCATTCAATATAACGAGCAAGCAGTTGCTTGCTAGGATTAGTCACAACAGTCAGGTCCGAAGATCTGACATTAAACTCACGCTCATCAGCATGTGGTGCCCATGGTTCAATCTGACCTTCACAGTCTACAACATATGGGTCTACCATCCAGACATCAGGGTCACCTGGCAAGGTGTCCCCTTCAACTGGTTCTACCTGAGCGATGATCCACTCATTCTGCAGCTTCAGCAGGTTCGCCTTCACTTCCATCAGTTTCTTCCTCGTAATAAATTTGATCTTCTGTCAAACCCAGTTCACCAAGTTTGCTAACATAGTTATCGAGGATACCATTGTCAGGATATACGACACTAATAATATGATCTCCACCAATTCGATGTTCTTCAATTGGAGAGAAGGGACAAAAACGAGTGTACTTGATGGGAACTGTTCCGTCTTCGTTTTGTTCACCAAGAGAGAGAACAAATGGATAAAGAAGACGATATCCAATTACTTTTTGTTCTTCGTCACGAACGTCACCAAACAAGCAAAGAACATTTGCTCCAGTGGTAAGGTTCACGATACGAACATTATGATTAGTCTTCAGTGGTGCTTGTTCCGTCATTTTCTAGTTCCTTTTTCTGTTTGATTTTTTGTTTCCAGGCATTTTCCAGTCCTGGTTCTGGATTGCTGATTGTCATGACACAATCATATGGGACCTTAAACTGCCAGTCGGGAGAGAAAGGGTTCCATTTACTAAAGCGAACTTGGTATTCCATACCATGCGCTTCTGTTAAGTATTGAGGTGTGCCTCCATCTAGATTGAGGATGTAAGGATCTTCCATTAGCAAGCAGACGCCACGTTTGTCATCTCCATCGCCATCATAGATCTCTTTCAACTCAGTAATGATGCGGTCACCCGTTTTTAGAGTTACAACTGATACTGACATAGTGATAAGAGTTTGTTTTTAGTCTACCATTAGAAAAGGGGACCGTCAAGTCCCCTTCATTATTATTTAGAACCACTTCTTTCGTCTCTGTTTTTCTGGCAATTCTTTCTTCAGAATAACTGTAAGCAGTCCGTCAATAAATTCTACGCTATCAATCTCTACATCATCTGCTAGTTGCCAGTTCTTCGAGAATGTTTTGTAGGATATTCCTCTATGTACATAGTCACGTTCTTTTTCTTCTCGTGACTTGCGAGCAGAGATTGTCAGAACATTTCGTTCTGTCTCCACTTCAATATCTCCTGCTGAAAATCCTGCAAGAGCGACCTCCAATATGGTTCGACCATCAGATCCATTAATGACATTGTAAGGAGGATAACTCTTTCCTGCTCCTGCAAGAGCCTCAAGTCTACTGAATGTTTCATCGAACCCAATTGAATGCGGTGTGTAATGTTCCCATGTAAAGTTTACCATTGTCCTGTTAAGCGACGTTTGCATGTAACCCTTGCGGCGTTACATTAATAGTTATAACCGTACAAAAAAATTGTTGGGTGTTGAGAACCCCCATCACAATTACGGTTTACGCTAATGGCACAGAGTGCAAGATGGTTTCTTGTGCTTTATTCCCTGGTATTTTATTGTCGCTAACATAATTCATAGTGTTGATATCAAAGATATCAAACCCCATGCTGTACCTTGTCTTTTCTACAGGTTTAACATAATGCTCTACCCAAGATGGAAACATGGTAACTCTACCAGGAACATTCTCTGCTTTCCATGTACCATAATAAGATGATAAGTGAGGAATAATGTATTCTGTCACAGTATCATTACACAATGCAAGGTTAGCACTGAGGTATGTGTTCTCGTGATATGCATGGCAGTGTTGTGTAACTGCTTCCCCTGGTTGTAAAACAACTGCCCACCCACGTATAAAAACTTCTTCTTTTGGAAGACCGAGAGCATCCATATATGAAGAATAGATGTTAGCAATTTCTTTCTTTAGTTCTGCTACTGCTTCATATTCCCATTTGAATATGTTGTAGTCTTCCCATAGTTGCCTGTACATGCCAATGTCATTTTCTTCCATAGCATATACTAAACCCTCAATAATCTCATCAGAGATATTGTCTAACCATATAGGTACATCAAAAGTGGGAGCAAACGGTGTGTTTGCTTCCCACGATTTCCATCTATGCAGTTGTCCATCATGACTTTCCTTCTTACAGAAGGCTGTGTCTAAAACATTATCAACATTATTCAGCATTGACTTTCTTACGACCAATATTATATTTGCTCTCTAGTGTCCACTCACCTTTCTCTTTGTACGAGAGAACTTTGATTTGATTTAGAGGAGCAAGATCAGAGATCTTTTCAAGATTTTCTGCAGAGATTGTAATCAATCCCCAGTCAGAAAGAAGTTGAATAATTCTATTACGACGTTGTATATCATTCAAAGAAAAGTTAGTGTTTTTGCCATCAAGGGCAAACAACTCTTTGAAGTGTACAATGTAATACTTGCCTTGTTTGTGTAGGATATGACACGACTGGTAGATCTTCTTTTCCTTTCGTGATGCAACACCAATACGAGTTAGTGTCTCTCTCACTTTAAGAAAATCGTCAGGTTCTCCAAGAACCACTTCTACCATATCAGATTGTCTCCACTGGATCTCAGTTTCACCCATTTCTACCACCTTTGTTCAATGATTTTTTAATATTATCTAGTTGATCCTTGGTGAGAACCCTGAGTGCTTGGAGAGCTTTATCGTCATTATAACCATAATACTCTTTGACTACTTCAAGATAATCAATAGAATCTTTTCGTGCCCAAGGAGAGAAACGTTTCCTCGGTTTGACACTATTTAGTAAAAAATCATATTGCATCTTCTTAGGAAGATGTGGGTTCTTATTCATCTCATTGACATAAAGGATAGTGTCAGTGAAAGAACTGAGGCACCTGTTAACAATGTAAGGAGGATAACCTCGCTCAGCATCAAGATCATCATCGAGAATACTCCTCTTAGATTGGTTGATCGAGTACAGGTAGTCTTTTAGTTGGTACGTCATTCCAGTGTCTAATCACTCCACTAATAATAAAAAGGTTGGTAACCAAGTAAGAAATAAAAATAAGGGTGCGTATGCCAGCAATAAGATCTGCTTCTCTGTCGTTTCGTCCATACTTTTCACCCAGTGCTTTTGCCCAAATCCGCCACATCAGAACTTCGCTGTCACTCCAATAACTTTTGCGTTAGGGTTGCGAGCGAGCGCAACCTCTCGTGCTTCCTGATAGTCACGGGCATAGACTTCTTCCTTGAAGACCTTGCCAGCAACATAAAGTTGTACTTCACACTTCATTTGCTAATACCGTTGCGTAGTTGGTGAGGACGAGTTCCTTGCGGCTCGCTTGGTCTGTATTATAAGACCCTACGGATCTCATTGTGTAGGTGTGTGCAAATTCTGCTGCTGTCCACCCTTCAAACCTCTCACGAATGAGTTGAGACGAGTTATAAGATATACATTGAGGACCAACAAACCT